GCTATTCGGGCACCTGGGCCGTCATCTGGGAGTGTGCCGGAATCCTCGGCGTCTACCCCGGAGATTGGACCCTCCGAGAGTTGATGGCGGCGAGAGATGCTCGCCTGGAATCGGATTGGTGGCACACCGCACAGCAGATGGCCCAGTTCGCAAACGCGAACCGCGGGCAGGGCAAGCCGGCGATCGACGCATCCAAGCTCAACCCGTTCAGCAAGGCACCGCCGCCCCCGAAGCGAGAAGCGACGCAGGAAGACCTTGAAGCACTGTTCGGTCCCGCCGGAGGGTAGTCCATGAGCGCATCAGCAGTCCGCGGCGGTCAGGTCTACGTCGAGATCGGGGCGAATCCGTCCAAGTTCCTCTCCGCGCTCTCGACGATCAACACGAAGGTTGCCGATGTCGGCATGACGTTGGAATCGGCCGGCATCGGCATGGCGGCGATCGGGGCGGCGATTGCCGGACCGATCATGGCCGTCGGCGGTGCGTTCGTTGAGCGAACCGCTGAGATCCAGAACATGGAGCGGGCGCTGAAGGACGTGGGAAACGCTGTCGGCGAGGCCGTCGCGCCGGCGTTCGTCGGCATCGCCAACGTCGTGGCCGGTGCCGCGAAGGCTGTCGCCAAGTTCGTCCGCGACAACGCGGCTCTCGTCCGCCTGGCGGTCGCGGTCGGCGGATACTTCACGGTCTGGGGCACGGCAACGTACGCCCTCGGCTTTGCCATGACGACGCTCTCCCGCACGATCGCGGCGTCCATCGGGCCAATCAGCGGCTTTCTGGCAAACGTGAAGGGTGCCGCAATCGCTGTCGGCGCGTTCGCCACGAGCGGCCCGGTTCTGGCAGCCGTGGCGGTTCTTGGGGCGCTGGCTGCCGGCGCGGTTGTTGCGGGCGTTGATTTTCGCAAGCTCGCCGGCATCGTTGGAAAGGCTTTTGCCGAACCGATTGGCAATCTCACGGCCGTCTTCGGCGATCTGCTCACGACGGTCAATCTCACCGTCGAAGGCGTATACCGGGCAATCGCGGCCGGCGACCTCGCCGGGGCCGTCGATGTGCTGTGGGCCGGCTGGTACGCCTCATGGGCTCGAGGTGAGCAGGCGATTATGGATTCGCTGGACCCGTTCATTGAAGAAGTTCAAAACGGAATGAACTTTCTCGGAGTCGCGGTGGCTGCGCAATGGGAGCAAACCTTTGCGGACTTGGCAACAAGCGATTGGGGTAGCGCGTTCCTCGCTTCGATGGACAACGTCATCAATTTGGGGATGGCTTCGTGGGATGAATACGTTGGGTTTCTGCAAAAGGAATGGGCTTATGCGATGAGGGCGATTGGAAGAATGTCCAAGGACGAGCTTGGCGTCGAACTCAACCGAATCACAGAAGCCAATGCCGCCAACGCCGCGCAAAGAGGCAGGGATAATCCCGGCTTTGCTGGCAGAACGAACCTCACGGAAGAACAGAAGGCAGCGATTCGCAAGGAGTCGGCGGATCGACAAGCAGCGATGTTCGGTGACATGGACCAGCAGCGCAAGGAACGCGCCGATCGGACAAAGGCAAACCTTGCCCGGCGTGCCGCCGCTGTTGTGGACGCCAACCGGAATCTCCAGGCACAGGTCAATCGGTTCCCGGTGCCGCAGGCACCTATGGCGGCCGGCACGCTCAAGACGGAGACGGCCGGCACGTTCTCGGCGTTCGGCCTGGGCCAGCTTGGCACCGGCAGCGTCGAGAAGCAGCAGCTTGACGAGTTGAAGCGCATCCGCGAGGAGCTGCAACGGCAGGCTCGCGTCGGCGGAATCGGTCCCTGAGGAAAGCGGCATGGCAATCAACTGGATCGAAGACACGACGAGCCGTTCCGCGACGATCTTTCGTCTCGGTCGCCGCGATGCGTCCGTCCGTTCGCGGGTGTGGAACATCGTCGGATCCACAAACGAAGACGTGATCCACGCTGACATCAACAGCCGGATCAGCAACCTCTACCAGTACTGGACCTATCCAGGGCAGCCGCTCGTCCGGCTGCGTGCCGAGAGCTATTTGCTCGAGCACGACGCCGATGATCTGTGGAAGGTCACGGTCAACTACGAGAAAATCGGTGCCGACGATCCGACGCAGTCGGGGCCGCTGAAGCGGGTGCGGTCGTTCGACACGACCGGCGGGACGCAGACGGTGACGCAGTCGAGGGGCGGCGAGGCCGGCGAGAGGGTCTACGGCCCGGCCGGGGAGCTCCAGGGGCAGAACATCCCGACGATGTACGGCGCGGTGAACGTGGACGATCGCGGCGTCAATGGTGTCGATATCGTCGTGCCGCAGCTCACGTGGACGGAGTCCTACGACGTTCCGTCTTCCTACGTCACCGCTGCCTACATCCGGGCGGTGCATCTGCTGACCGGCACCGTCAACGACGCTGCATTCCGGGGCTTTCGCAAGAACGAAGTGCTGTTCCTGGGCATGACCGGATCGCAGGAGTGGGACGCTCAGCGAGGCGACGGGCCGTTTTCGCTTGCCTACAAGTTCTCGGCCACTCCCAATCGGGGCAACGAGGCTTTCGGAGCGTCGCTGCCGCCGGAGCCTATCGGCGACATTGCGGCCTACAACAAGTACGGGCACGACTTCTTGTGGGTGAAGTACGCCACGGAGGACGACCAGAACAACAACATCGTCATTCGCAAGCCGCTCTTCGTCTACGTCAACAAGGTCTATCCCGACGGCGACTTCTCCAAGATCGGCATCGGTGTGGCATGAGCGACGGCCGCGTAACTCCGGGGCCGATCAAGGGGCAACTCTCAGCCCGTGCGTTGAACCGCGCCCAAGAGGCCGCGAACATCGTCCTAGGCCAGCGGCCGAACGGCACGGCTGACGGCCCGTCTGCCGGCCCGGTGCCGTACACGCCGATCCTGGCGAAGAACAACACTACCGGCACCGTCAACCGCTGGGGCGTCCTCTCCGTCGCCGGCGTGGTGTTCACGCCCTCGGGTGCGACCGGCTCAGCGACGCAGCAGTTCCAAGATCAGCCGGTCTTGAGCGGCGGCCTGCCGACTGGCGGCTCGTCGTTCGTCGTTGCCGTCGAGCCGATCGCGGCCGGGAAGATCGGGCGGGTCGCTGTGGCCGGCGTCGTGCAGGCGAAGATCAACGTCGTCTCGGAATCCGACACGTTCGCCACGGCGAAGGACGGCGATCTCACGCAGCTCTCTTCGGCGTCCAGCGGGGAAGCCACGATCCTCTGGAAAGAGTCGGGCACCGGGGCGAGCAAGTGGGCCATCGTGCGGTTCGGCGGGGCGGGCGGGGCGTCGATCCGGCTTGGGAAGGTCACGGGCACGTGGTCGAAGAACGCCACGGCGAGCGTGACGCACTGGAAGGGTGACGGCTCGGAGGCTGTCACCGGGGCCAGCGGGCCGGCGAAGTTCATTGCGATCAACCGGGCGCAGACCGTGACGGGGCCGACCGGCGGATTCTGGGTCGGATGCGAGAGTATCGACGGGACGTGGCACCTCGAATGGGCGGAGTGTGCGTGATGCTGCTCGGAGGAAAAGGCGGCTGCCAGCAATGCACGTGTGTGCCGTGCGACGCATGCACGAGGACGTGCCAGAATCCGTACACCGGAACGGAGTTCGAGCCTGTCTACACGCGGTACTTTGAGGGCGTGGAGGCCGGCTACCCGTCCGACGGCTACCTCTCAGCCACGGGCGATTCCGACACGTCTGATCCTTACGACGGCATGGACGGCTCCGGCCCGTGGTTTCAGCAGATCACCGGCGGATTTACGCTCAACAGCACGCAGACTCGGTTCCCGTGTCGCGTCACGATCTCGTTCTGGCGGAACCAATACGGGGTCGGTGTGCAATCGATTCCGCCGCCGTCCACGGCGCTGACATTTCAAGGCGTGTTCGTGGAGGTTAGCAGCGGGGCTGTTCGCGTTGGCGACCAAGTAATCGTGCCCGCAGACGGCGAAGTCCAGATCACCACGGTGTCGATTCCGCTGGTTACGGGCGGCGGTGACCAGAGCGAAAACATCCCACGTTTTTTCGACGGGTCGATCTCACTTGCTCCGCAATGTGAGTCTGCGTCGTTCTCGGTCCGAGCGAGGATCGAATGGAACACGCAGAGGCGGCAGCACGTTCTCTATGGGCTCGTGCGGGAGTGCTACGAGATTGGGACGCCTTGCTCGGCGTTTTGCAGCGGAAGCCCGCCGCCAAGTGTTATCTACCTGACAATAACAAGTTTCTCCGGCACGGCACCCGACTCTCCGTTCTTTGCGAACGGAACCTATGTACTCGAAAGGGTTCCTAGCTTTTGTGACGAGTGGTCCTCGGCATGGCCTGCTGACTGCACCGGCTTTTCGTCTGGGTCAAGCGCAAGCATTTCAGTGAGCAGCAGGTCGGGGATAGCCATGTCGCACCACACGCCAATAAACGGCGGCTTGTGCGTGAATCTGTACATGGCTTCCACGTCGTCTGTTCCGGTGATATGCGGCACAGGAGTCATCGGAACAGGATCGGGTGATTCCTATTACGAAGGCGTTTACAACGGCACCTTCTCGTGGGAAATCTCCGCATGACCCGCTGCGACCTCTCCGCCCCCGACGCGACCTGCCCCCGCTGCGGCTTCGTCAGCAAGTACCGCAACGCGATCCGCCAATGCCGCAGGCCGCTGCCGACGACCTGCGGCCCCGGCTGCCAACTCCGCCGGACGCTGTCGTGGTGGGGCATCCGCGACGACGGGAAATGCGGGTGCGATTCCTTCGCCGCCCAGATGGACGCCTGGGGGCCAGACGAATGCTTCCGGCGGATAGAGGAGATCGTCTCGCACCTACGGCAAGCCGCCGAGAAGAATGGGCTTCCGTTCATCGCCACGGCGGCCCGGATCATGGTCGGCCGCGCGATCGAGGCCGCCAGAGCAGAAGCCACACCCCCGCCGGGGTGACCGTCCCCACCGTCACGATTGACCGCGGAGGCGAGCATGGCGAAGCGATCAGCCACGGTCCACATCGGCCAGAAGAAGTGGAAGATCCGCGTCTGCAAGGTGCCCGCCGACCGGCTCGGCGATTGCAACGACGAGACGGGGACGATTCGCGTCTCGGAGAAGCTCGTCGGCGTGGACTTCGTCGAGGTGCTGCTGCACGAGTTGATCCACGCCCGCTGGTGGTGTCTCGACGAGGGCGAGGTGACGGAGTTCGCGGAAGAGGCGTCGGCCGTTCTTGAGGCGTTCGGGGTGACCCGCGAGGAGGACGAAGATGGCTAGACGCCGCACCTATGACGGTGACGAGATCACGCCTATCGTCCGCCGGATCGTCGCGGCACACCCGGACGCGCCGGCCCGGACGCTCGCCCGGCGGATCGTCGGCGAGTGCAACGGGGCGATCACGCTAGAGCAGGCCCGGACGCGGGTGCGACTCGCTCTCGGGCTCACCGGCGATGCGAGGCGGAAGCAGTCGAAGACGAAACACCTGCACCGCGAGCCGCGGCCGGCAGGCCAGCGGCTTGCCATGCCGCCCTCGCAGGCCGAGCCCTGGCTGCCGTTCGACCTCGGGATCGTCGGCAAGGTCGGCATCCTGTCGGACATCCACGTCCCGTACCACGACGAGACGGCGCTGCGAGCCGCGGTCGATCACCTCCAGGGCGAGAAGATCGACGCCTTGCTGCTCAATGGCGATTGGGCCGACTTCTACTCGATCTCACGGCACGAGAAGAATCCGAAGCTGCGGAACTTCCGCAACGAGCTGGCGGCCGGCCGCGATCTCCTGAAGTGGATGCGCCAAGAGTTTCCCGACATGCGGATCGTCGCCAAACTCGGGAACCATGAAGAGCGTTGGGAAAAGTGGCTTTGGGAACACGCCCCGGAGATTTCCGACGACCCGATTATGGGCATCGACAACTGGTACGGCTTTGAGCGGCTCGGGATCGAGTTGGTAAAGGACAAGCGAATCATCCTCTGTGGTGCGTTGCCGGTGCTGCACGGGCACGAAAAAGGCAACGGGATCAGCAGCCCGGTGAATCAAGCCCGCGGGGCGTTCATGCGTCTGCACCACACCGTGCTCGAGGGCCACGGGCACCGCACGTCGACACACTCCGAGCCTGACATGATGGGCAGCGAGACGGTGTGCTTCTCGACGGGCTGCTTGTGCGACATGCGGCCGGCTTACGCACGGCTCAACAAATGGAATCACGGCGCAGCGGTCGTGGCGGTCCACGCCGACCGCTCGTTCGACGTTGAGAACTTCCGCATCCAGGCGGGCCGGGTGAGGCAATCGTGACAGACGCCGACCTCGTTACGATCGATCAACGAATCCAGAGGGCCGGTGCAGCCAACTGTTGGACGGGCACACTCGGCTCTCTCGCCGGCGATGCTCGGCGGCTGGTGCGGCACATCCAGGAGACGAGGAAGATGGCAGAGGAATACCCACCACGAATCGAAGTCCATTGCAACACGTGCCGCGGGATCGTCGGGCTGGTGCCTACGTGCCCGTATTGCAACGGGGCCGGGAAGTATTGGAAGCGAAGCTCCCCGGCTGAGCCGTGGAAGTACAGCTCCGAAGACCCGCCGTGCTTTCGCGCTGGCTTCGACGAAGCGGAACACGAACAAAAAGCCGCTGCGACGCGGGCCGCGGCGGCCGCGGATGTCGTCATTCAGACGGAATACCCCGTCGATCACATCCTGCGCGGCGAGCGGGAACTGAAGCACTTTCCCGGCGACGAGGTCGAACCGGAGGCGACGTTGATCGAGGAGGAAGAAACACCGGCGTGGGTGGCACCGGTGGCCGAGAAGATCGTCGAATACTTGCACGAGCCCGGCCCGCCGGTGGCCGTGCAGCTTCTCGACACGGCACGGGCCGCGGTGCTCGATCGACACCGGGTGTACGGACCGCCCCAGGAGCATTTCCAAAGGACGGTGGGCATGGTCAACAGCCTGTTCGCGTCGGTGCTGAAGCGGCCGCTGACCACGTCCGATTGGGCTCGGATCATGCTCTTGGACAAGTTGGCCCGCGACCTCGGGCCGCGGCCACACCCCGATAACGCTGTTGATCTCGCAGGCTACGCGGCGTGTCTCGCCGAGTGCAATGCGTCCGCACCCCCTGCGGACGGCACGACGTGAGCCGTAGCGTGGTGGGAGGTGACGCATGATCGTACGGCCGACTCACTGGCGGACCGGACCCAACGGCCGGGAAGCGGTGGCATCCGCCGGGGACTTCGTGTCGCTCGAGCGACTGCTGACAGCCGGCGAGAAGTCAGGCCGCATTACTTCCCGACCGGAACGGACTGACCGCGAGATCGAGGTGATTGCCTACCGGCTCGGGTGGACGGTGGCCGAAGTCCGGCAAGCGATAGCACGAGGGCACACGGAGATCTTCGATGCCTGACTCTCTCGACGGGATCGTATCCACGACCACGAGCCTGACGCAGACGCAGACTGGCACCGTCGGCAGCTCGACGCGGGCCGTCTCCGTGTCGTCGGCCATGCCGCTGAACAGCGTGTCCGGGCCGATCGCCGATCAGCTCTGGGTGTCGAACCGCTCGCTGGCAGTCGGCGCGTCCGAGACGCTCGATCTGCTCTCGCTCGCCGACACCATCCAGGGTGCGACCGGCATCCAGACCATGCGGCAGGTCCGCCTCGTGCGGATCGCCAACAGCGAAACGGTCACCGGCCCGCGGATCGTCGTCGGCCCCTCGGGCACGAACGGCTGGGGCCGTGTCGCCGGCGAGGTGGGGCCGGGCGGCGAGCTGCTCGCCGTGCAGCAGACGCACGCCTGGGGCGTGACGAGCACGGAACGTGCGGTGACGATCCGCGCCACCGGGCCGACCGGCTCCGTCGCCTATTCGATCGTGATCGCAGGAACGGCAACCACTGGCCCCGCAGGGTACTGACATGACACCCGATCAGCTTCAATCCGCCGTCCTCGCTCTGATCGCCGGGGCGCGGCTCAAGTCCGCCGGCGGGCTGACCGTCTCGGAGTTCGGATCGCTGACCGTCGAGGTGATCCGCCTGGCGGTGGCCGGGCTCGACACGATCAACACGCTCGATGGGGCCGCGAAGAAGTCGTGGGCGCTGTCGTGCGTCGGGACGCTCTTCGACGCGGTCGCCGATAGCTGCGTGCCGTTCGTCGCCAAGCCGGTCTGGTGGATCGTCCGGCCGGCCGTTCGCACGCTGGTTCTCTCGGCTGCCGGCGGGGCGCTCGAACAGATCCTGACGCTCACCCGCGCCGCCGCCCCGGAGCCTGTCGCATGACGACCGCTTTCGTTCTCGCCGCCGCCGCGGTGGCCTACCTTCTCTGGTCCCGCCCAGCGGTCGCGCCCGCGCTGCCGCAACTGCCGCCACTTTCGCCCATCATCCCGCCCGGCATCATGCCGTTGGGGATGCCAGGGGCAGCGGCAGCCGGCGGCGGCCCGCACCCGCTCACGCTCCTGGCCATCCTCGCCGCCGGTGCGATGGTGGCGTGGTCGCTCCACGATCGCCCCGCCCCTGCCCCCGCCCCCGCCCCCGCGCCGGTCGTCGGGCTCGATCTCCGAGGCCGATTCGTGGGGCCGGATGCCGCCGCCGACGCCGCGACGACTGCCGCCCTGCTCGACGAGCTTGCCGGTCAGATCGAGTGGGACGGCTCGCAGGCCGAGCCGCGCCTTCGCACCGGGGCCGCCTTCGACGATCTCCGCCGGGCCGCCCGCGAGCTCCGGACGCGGGGCGTCTCGCTCGGGGCTCGGCAGCCAGCCGTCAGAGACGAGATCAAGCGGTTCCTCGACTCCGAGGCCGGCACCGAGGGCGGGCCGGTCGATGCCGCCGCGAGGGCGAAGTGGGTGAAGGCTTACCGGGCCGTGTCGTCCGCAGCGGCGGAGGCGACACGATGACCGCGAGGCAACGCACCGTCTGGACCTGGTCCGCGATCGGCTTCGTCGTCTTCGCGGCCGTGATCGGCGCGCTGGTCGAGCGGGCCACGCACCGGATCGCCGCCGGGGTGGAAAGCCGGTTCGGCTACACGCCCGACCCCGAGGGGCTCCGTCGCGTGATGGCCGAGTTCGGCCCGCAGGGGCGATTCTCTGCGGCCGGTGCCGAGGCGATCGAGAAGGCAGAGCACAAAGACACCTTCCTCTACCGCTCGGCCTACAAGGCTCACCAAGCCGTCTACGGCCAGCCGTGGGTCGTCGGCCGGCAGGGAATCGGTGACTGCGTCTCGTGGGGCTGGGGCCACGCGGTGTGGATCGCTTTGTGCTGCGACTGGGAAACCGGCCGGCTCGCCAATCCGCCGCCGATGGTCGCCGTCGAAAGCATCTACGGAGGCTCTCGCGTCGAGGCTCGGGGCCGTCCGGGGGACGGGCGGAATCCGGTGGGCGGATACTCCGACGGCTCCTACGGGGCCGCCGCGGCCCGGTGGGTGCGTGATTGGGGCGTGACGTTCCGCCGCGATGCCGGCGGCCACGATCTCCGCGTCTACTCACCCGACACGGCAAAGGCCTGGGGCGCGTTCGGTAACGGCGGCCAGGGGGACGGCGGCAAGTTCGACGAGTTCGCCAAGACACACCCGGCGAAGCACATCGCCGCGGTCGGCACGTTTGCCGAGGCCGCCGCCGCCATCGAGAGCGGCTACCCGGTGGCCGTCTGCTCCGGGCAGGGCTTTGCCAACGTCCGAGACTCCCACGGCTTCGCCCAGGCCCAAGGCTCGTGGGCGCATTGCATGGTGTTCATCGCCGTCCGCTACGCCGCCAACGGCTCGCCGGAAGACGGGCTCCTCTGCCTCAACTCGTGGGGGCCGTCGTGGATCTCGGGGCCGTCGTGGCCGGGCGACATGCCCGCCGGCTCGTTCTGGGTGCGCCGCTCCGTCGTTGACCGGATGTTGAACGGCGAGAACACGGACTCGTTCGCCGTCGGCAGCGTAGAAGGCCTCGGTCATCGGCCCCTCGACAACGGCAACTGGTTTGAGCCCGCCCCTGCCGCCGCCCGCCCGCAACCCACCCGACTGATCGCTGACACGTTCTCCCTCGCCCCGTGAGGCCGCCATGCTGATCGACCGCAAGCTCGTCGCCACCGTCCTCGTCTGCCTGGCCGTCGGCTGGTGGCTCGGCTCATCCCCGGCCAGCCCGATCAACCCGACGCCCCAACGGCCGGTCCTGCAAGCCGTCGGCCGGCTGGCCCGGATCGCGGCCCGGCTGGGCTTGTGGGCCGCGATGGCAGCCGAGCCCGCACCGCAGGCCGACGGCCGGCAGCTTGTTCACGCGCCGTCGGTCGATGCCGATGGTCATCGGGTGGTGGACCACGGGGAGGGCTGGTGATGACCCTCTACCGCTCGCTGCTCGCCTTCCTCGCCAGCCTCTCCGCCGACCCGGCGGAGATCGACCGCGAGCCGCCACGCGCCGCCGCGGCCGTCGCCGCGGCTTACGCGAGCCTCGCCACCGAGACGGCACCGACGCCGCCCCCGGCACCGGCCGCGTGTGCATGCGGGGGGAAGTGCGTCAACGGCGTCTACAGGCCCGACGGCCGGATCGAGATGAAGTGCGAGAAGGACTGCCCCTGCGGGTGCCGCAAAAGCTCCGCCCCCGGCCGCTGACCGCCAATGCCCGCGGGCTGGCGTCGCGCCGGGGGCGGGGTCTTCAACCCGCCTAGCCGTGGATGTAGCTCCCCAAGATCACGCCGCGTTGCACGTCCGGCGCTGCCACGCCGATCAGCGTCACTGCGATGTTTGGCGGCGTTGTCCAACCGCTGCCGCTCTCTGTGGTGCCGACGCTCGGTGGCTGAATCGTGACCGCGTCCGCCTCGGACTCCGCGGCCACCACCAGCGAGTCAAAACACTCGTAGTGCCAGTCGTCCAAGCGGTCGAGCAAATACAGGTTCATGCGTCCCTCGCCTTCCTCGGTCGCCCCATCCCCGGCGTCGCCACGATCTTGGCAACATCCCGCCGGTGAACGAATACGGTGCCGTCGATCTCGACGCTCGGGACAGTGCCGTCCTTGACCATCCGGTAGGCCAGGGCGCGGCTGACGCCGGCGAGCGTGGCCGCGGTGGACGGCCGGACGTAGTCGGTGGTGTTGATGCGGGTCATGCGTTGATGTTCTCTCCTTCTGCGTTGAGGACGTACCAAGAACGGCCGTGGTAGTTCTTCTCGGCGTAGGCGTTAGCAGCGAAGTTGTCGCAGGCCGCAAACGTCTCGACAATCTCGAAATCGCCGGTACTCTCCAGCATGAACGCAAGCCGGTAGAGCCGCTCGACGGTGCCGGTGAAGGGTTGGCCGTGAAAGAGCCAGCGTCCGTTCTCGTCTCGCTCGTAGTCGGCTGCGTCACTGGCTTCATGCTCGCACTGCTGATAGGCGGCCCCATCGATCAGCATCACGTCAACCGTCTCGCGGTCGGTTGCAATCCGGTGCGTCGGCTTGAAGGTCGTGTTCATTCTTCGTTCCTTGATTTCTTTCACCTTCGCCGCAAGCAGGGCAGCGAGGGGATGGCTTGACGGAGTGTCAATCCAGATATCGTTAAGGTGAACTATCACTGAAACGCGGCCCTCAGTCTCTACCCAATAAAATCCCCGGTATTGGTTTTTCCTGCCGCTAGCAGCGCGTTTTACGACCTTTCCTAGCTGTCCGTGCCATTCTGCCGCCGATCCGACAGCTTCCTTTTGGCTGTCAAGCAAAACAACTCTGGTTCCAATTCGCATTTCAATTACCTCCTGACGAATGAAGCAACAAGGACGTTAAAAGCCGGCATGTCGTTAGCGCAAGGATCAAGTGATACACCCGCCGGGCACCACCGGATAACGGCTTTCCCGGCGTGCGTCGGGATGCGGGTCAACTCGTACCCGCGCTGCCGCAACACCTTTGCCGCCCTGCGGCCTGCACGCCTATTGAAATCCTCCCGCTCAAAGTCCGCGGCAGTCAGTCCAATTGCGGCAAGCGCTGCGGCTGTCTCGGCGTTCATCGTTCGTTTCCTTGGTGGTGTCGTGCTCGTCTGTGTCTAGTATAGACAGTCGTCTATTGTGGTCAAGTGGGGTGAGGAAAGATTTTTTGGGGGCGGTTTTCCGCGGGGAAACGGCCTATTCGGCTGGTTTTGCCGGTCGGCCCATTGACTGGCCTTGACCGTTTCGCGGTCGCCCGGTAGATTTTCCGTCGTCGCGCATTACTGGAGCTGACCTTACTCGACACCTTGGCACGGACGCCTCTTTTTTCTCGGTGTTTCCGGGGGATGACCTGCTCGGAATCGTGAGTAGGATCGATCCTATCTAAGTGAACGGGCTTACACGTTAGGGGATATGAGACATGCGGAGCGGCGGAGGAAGTGACCGCGTCGCCAAGGTTCGGACGGCCCTCGACATCTGCTTCGGCGTTGGCTTGAGTGTCCGTTCGACGGCGTGGGTGATTCGGGAATCCGAGGACTTGGTGTGGCACGAGTGGTCGGTGCGGACCGGGCTTCCCACACCAAAAGACCCGGTTGGAAGCGTGATCCGCAGGCGGGCACGCGAGGTGCAAAAGGGATGGACCGACGAGCTTCGGCAGATGGCTTCTGTCGGCTGCACGATGCGGCCGAGCAGCAAGACGTGTGAGTACCGGCAGGCTCAGCGGCGAGAGAACCAGAAGCGATACGACGCGACTCGAAAGGCGAAGCAGGGATGCCACTCAGGCTCGATCGAAGAGAAGGCCAATCCATCACCGTCCCCGGTGATTCCCCAGCAGATGACGTTGTCGTTCTCGTTCATTCCATACGAGGCGACCGCGTGAGATTGGAGGTCGTGGCGAACCACGATCAGGCGATTTACAGGACCGAGCTGTTTCGACGGCTCGAGCAACAGGAGACGACGAATGTCGAGCAACGTCATGGCAGGTGATCGGGAAGCGGCTGGGGCCATCGCCGGCATGCAGGAGCTTTACGGCATGAGCCTGCCGGATCGCGGTCAGGCGATCCGCGGGATCACGGCCGGCAAGCGGTGGTCCGGCACGTGTGCCCACTCCGACGAGTTCTGGACGATCGTCGAGATCGAGCCGGAATCGTACGTGCGGGTGCCTACGACCGACATCGAGATCGAGTGAAGGACGGGCCGGGGCACGACGCCACCGGCACGGAGCCCGCGGAGCGGGCAGGCAGGGATGACAGCCGCCGGCGGTGGAACCGCCGGCGGATCACGGAGGGCGGCGAATGGCTGGCGAAGGGCTGATCCACACGCAGCGGACGTTCTGGCGATTGCCGGCGCGGACG